TCTTGACAGTTTGATTCTGGACTGATCAATTCTATAGACATATAAAATACCTTCATCCACATTGCTAAGTTTATCTTCACTTTGAGTTGTGATTGTTATCCCATCAGCATTTGTGGTAGTTGTGGTGATGATTGATGGTTTGTACCAAACAGCATCACCAGTATATAATCCATGGTCTGTGGAAGGTGTGAGAGTAATGGTATCAGTACCATTAAAGGTTCCACTGAAAGTTACTTTTCTATCATATGGATTAGATTCTACACTATAATTTGGAATAGAGTTAGAAGCTACCAGATATTCCCCTTCATAATTTGTGTAAACATTTTGAACATTGCAAGGAAAATCTTCAAGATTTTGATAAGTACCTGAATTCCCCTTCAAGAGTTGATTTTCTACCTTGAAAGTATTAGTAACTGTCACAGAACTGGACAGATCTACCTGAAAAGTTCTCTTTCCTGTAACTCTTTTTACAGTTCCAGTTACTGTTGAATTATTATTACTTACATCTATAAGATTGACATTGTATCTTTCAGATAAAAATACTTCATCATAAGTTGTTACTTCATAACTATTTTCTGTAGCATCAAGAAGTTTTACATTTTCAACTTCCCAATTAGTTTTAACATTATACAACCAGTTTTGAGACTTCTCATCATTTTTCTCAATACCAATTGATTGCAAATTTATCTTATCATCTTTCTTGAAGAGATATGTTTGCTCATTCTTTTTAAAATCTTTTAGAGTAGCAGTTACTCTTACTTCAATTTTTTCTAAGGTATTAATACCAACATAAGCATACGCATACTGATCTGCATGAACATTGATACCCCTTTCTAAAGACGCACTAAGTCCACTTACATTCAAAAACTGATTGTCATTCTTATCAAGATATGTTAATGTGACATCATTTCCATCAGAATCTTGAGATATTAAAGATCCAGTAGATCCAAAACCAACAGTTGAATCTACATCAACAATAGTAGATCCAGAAGATACTGAATTTAGTATTTTGGTTACAGGATTTGGAATAAATTCACTGAAAATGGTTCCTGATACATCAATATCCCTTTGATATCCAAAGTCAACACTCAATCTATAATATTGACCTTGATCGTATTGAATCTGCTCAACATTAGTTACTGAACCCCTTGCTCCAGTTTGATCCTGAAACAGTGTAAGGTTAGTTAAATCTAAAGGATTTCCAGTTTTTTCTTCAACTACTAATTTTTGTACAATTCTATAGTTTGCATCAGATGGACGAAGAAGATACTCAGTTGGTTTAATGACTTTTACATCTACACCATATAATGCTCTGAAAAGAATTTCAAAAGATTCATCAGTTCCTTTTGACTTGTAGAAACTGTCTGAATTGTATATGAAGTTTCTTTGGTCCAGTCCAATGTATAAACTTCTATCAGAAAAACCAGGAACAACTTGTCTCTTAAGTTTTTTAAAAAATTCCTGGAGGAAGAGGATATTTAGATTATAAATTGTAGATCCTGAACTATGCTCATCAGAATCAGAGGTTGAAAATACTAATTCATCTGGTTGGTTTGATTTAGTATATGACGTAACTCCACTGAATCCTCTTGTGCAGTTGACAAAGGAAGAGTCAGTTTTATATTCATATCTGATTATTTCATCGCCAATCTTGATTAAACCATTAGTTTCTGGGAACCCTTCTGTAAAATTACCAACAGAAGAGGTCTCAATGGTTGTGTCACCATAAGATATGTCAGACAATAAGACAGTAGAATTTTTTAGATTATATAACTCATCAACTTTGACATACTGATCTAAATTTGATACAAGATCAATCACTCCCCCTTGATACTCTTGGGAGATATAATATTGCTCTAGAAAACTAGTGAGTAAAGGGAAGTCCTCTCTCACATAACGTGGGAGTTGGCTAGCAACAATATCCTGGAATTGAACTCTATCTACTGCCATTTATCGACTGCTACTTAATAAGAATAAGTGGAACCACTAGTACTAGTGATAGTACTATTTACCGAGGTTTGTGAAGTGCCCATTGTAGATGTAGTGGTTGAAGAAGTTGTATTGGGGTTTGCCAAAACTGCTGTACCACGTACCAAACTGCCATTTGAATAACTTGATGAAACATTATAATTTGTTCCAGAAACATCATTTCCTGAAGCAATATTATCAGCAATCATATTGACAGTCACATTGGAATTATCTAACTGCATGTAGAGGTCTTGGAGACCAATGACATCATTAGAATAAGGTGACACTGAAATCTCAATCAGAGGAATATCTCTTACCACTCTTGTGGAAATGATATTAATCGGATTCAGTTTAATTTCTCCCTTTTCATAATCAATAGTTCCGATGTTCCTCTTCACAACAACAGGTTCTGTTGCTGAATTGAGTTTGAACAAGAATACACTACCTGTCTTAAGATCTGAATTTGCTTGATCTCCAAGATAAACAGTTCCATTAATTCCACTAACAGTGAATCCAGATGATTTAATATTATAACCAATAACAGTTCCACTCATGGCTCCTGAGTGACCATGATTTTTCACATAAAACCTATTACCAAAGCATATTTCATATTCAGCAAACTGATTTAATCTAGCTTCCATATCTCTTCTCATTGTTATGGTTGAGATGTTGGAAGTTATAGCTTCATGACTATTATCAATTACATTTTGATATTTGCTGTATTTGAATCTTGCACCAAACTTATTAAGGTCAGTTGAGTTTGAGTAATTGACAATATTTGATGATATAATTGATCTAACACTTGCAGCAGAAGGTGCAAGGTTGGTATTGTAATAAACATTACTGACTGCCTCAACATAGAGATATTTCAAATCAACAATCTCAGGAACAATTCCTGCAACTGTATATCTTTTCAACTGTTGTTTGATGTTATCTTTAATGTTTGATGAAAGGAAAACTCCATTATAAGGCTTGATGCTTACAAAAACCTTTCCATATGCTGGTGGGTTCAGATCCTCACCACCAAATGCAGATACAGATTCAGTTTCTGCATAGATGGTTGGAATAATTGATTCATAGTCTGCTGCAGTAACTGCTCTATTCTGAGAAGCATAGATCTGAGTAGAATACTTTTTGATAGAGTTTACAGACTCAATTGCCTTACCACCATAGGAGGTTTGATTTGTTGTGATAAGAGAAATGCCATTAGTTACCACTGTTCCATTATTATCAATCAATCTTCCAGAGAAGGTAAAGTTGGAGAGATTGTTTCCATCTGCACCATTAGAAACAATATAACCTACAGTCACATAGTTTGGATCTTCCAGTGCTTGTCCAAATACTCCATCACCAAACAAAAGTTCATATCTCTCATCAGGAATCTCCTGGAGGAAATATACTGGTGATGTTGAAGTAACTTCAAATAAACTATCTGCTAATCTATATTTGCGTGATACTGATGATGTTTGTGACTCTCTAACTACTACAGTTAATGAAGAAGTATCAATACCAGCATTATCTAAAATATATTTCTGATCTGGGTTTCTTGAAGTATAGGTAAATGCTTGTTGGATGTAAGTACCTTCATATACATCAATATCATTAAAATAAGCAGTCCCAGTACTATCTACTGGAACAGTAATATCAGAGGGTATACAGAAGGTATAACTGGTGTTTCCGAATGCTTGTGAGGTGATCAGTACCAGACCAGCCTTAAGTGTCAAAGTAACTGCATTAGTGCTGGAAGCATCTACAAAGAAGGATACAGTTGCTCTTGCTGCTTTTCTTGATCTTGGAACATAACCAATATTTCTTGCCAGAGAAACAATATTCTCCCTCAAAGTGGCGCTATCAATGAACACCTCATTGGTGACCATGTTAGCATTATAAGAATTGATATATGTGTTATATGCTAACGCATCAATAATAGTGGAAAGGTTGGACCCTTCATAATCATAGTCGGTAAAATTAGAGTTTGCCTTTAGGTAATCCCTAATGGAAACTTTAATCTGATCAAAGTCTAAGTTACTAAAATTTACTAGAGGCATTTACCTAGTGGGCTGCAATGCGAATGTTAGCTCTTGTGCTGGTATCTCTGCTCCAACAACATAATACTGAATAGTAATTAATAATGTATTGTTATCAAAATCAGAGACAACAATTACATCAATCAAATCAACCCTTGGTTCAAAAGTATCAATAACATTAATGATCTCATCACGAACCACAGAAGCAGTGATTTGATCCATATTTTCAAAGAGGAGAGCATTCACACCACACCCAAGATTAGGTGCAAAGGGACGCTCTCCTCTTTCAGTTAGTACCAAATTACGAAGTGACCTGGCAATAGCAGTCTCATTCTTCAGAGCAATTAAGTCCTCATTGAGAGGATTGATCTGAAAAGAACCACTAATGTCTTTGAATCCTTTACTGATTCTTTCAACAGGCACTATTTAACACACAAGAATACTGCCATTATTTAGACACTAAAACTCAGATAATGGAATAGGTTCAGTCCCATACTCCCAGTCATCATAATCATCATCATTACGAATCTTTTCATGCAATTCCTTTTGAATGGCAAAGTCATGCTTCTTAGGTGTTAGATCATCATTAGCAATCTCACGAAGCATTCTCTGAGGATTTCTATGGTAGTCAGTAATTAATCCATCAGTGCCCCATTGCTCATACATGTATTCTACATCCCTATCTGGATTGGGATTGTTTGCCATCTGTTTTCTCCTGATCAGGTTGAACAGAACTTTTTAAGGGGTTGCTATCCCTTTCTTTTGCAGTCTTCCAGAAATACTCTTCTTCATCACCCATACCAAGTTTATCATATCCACACTCTACCTGATAGTACTGTGTAGAAACCTTGAAGTCAGGCGTCTTTGGTTCTTTAGGTGTCAAACTATTATCATAGATTCTAAGTCTATTATTAGGATACAAACAATACTGTCCATTGACCAGTTCAATTAAATTATGTGACTTGTGTTCTGCAGGGTTCTCACTGGTTGCCCAATCAACATAATCAGGATCATGATGGTAATTATCAATGGTACAAACATAAGTTCCCATCATAGTACCATGATCTCTGGTATAACATTCAAAGTCCATACTACCAATGAACTTCTTATCAATACTAACTACCCCATAATCCATACAGTTCCAAAACTGTAGGTTAGGTAAACTCATATCAGGATCAGGTAGTTCTGGTCTACTTAGAAATGCACTAATAGGTAACTTATCATACATTGCACCATATTCTGGTAGATAAGTTTCAAAGTAAAACGCACGCCCTGGAATACTCTTAGCAGATACCCATACGCCCTTTACAAACTCCCCATGACCACTCTGATGGTCAGTAAGGTACTCTTTCCTTACCCATACCTCAACAGATGGTAAGTTAGTAATTAAACAAGACATAAACGAGTAAAGGGGATCCTTATCATATCTATAAACAAAAAAAGAGGGTCCTAAGACCCCCCTTTCAATATCAACCTTTTCCTTGACCGCGATAACGCTTGCGCTTTGCATTACGACTACTTGCTGCATACTTAGTATGTTGACCACACCCTTGACGAGTTTTCTTGGGTTTGGACTCAATCTGTTTTGCACCAGTCAGTGAAGGACGCTTTGCCATAATTAATCTCCCTTAAATCAAATAACCCGAGTTTTTTCGTGCCCAACGCGTATGCGGGGGTCGCACCAGATCTCAAAGCCTGCCTCAATAGCATCAAGACAGAAACTGACATCCTCACCACACATGTCCTGTACTGCACCAGATTCAAAGACTTGCATCTTAGGTGCAAACCATGGATACTTCATCTCAGAGTGCTCAAATACACCATTCTTGATCAGTACCCAACCAAAACCTGTGTAATCCACAGTGAAAGGACTCTTACGCTTTTGAATGCCATCAACCATCTCATGGTTCATTACACCACCATTGTTCCTGAAGTCATCCTCTTCCAACCAGTGTGCAACTGAGGTGGTTCTCCCGTCTTCTGTGGAATACCAACCAGCAGAGATAGGACGTTCCTTCTCAGAGTCTACACTACCATCTTCATTGACTGCTTCTGCAGGTAGTGCAAGATCACATAGTTGCCAGAACTTTTCACTATTAAACATAATATCACTATCAATCCATAACTGATAGTCATACTGTAACTTACCATCCCAAGGAATCTGATCAGGTCCCCTTAGAACATTTGCACCAAGACACTTACAACGTGCAAAGTTTACCATAGATGAATAATCCTGAGAAATCTGAATACTCATCTGATTTTGTACAAGATCAAAACACAATTGTACAAAGTTCTTCATAAAGGCATATGAACAACCACGCCCAGGAAGACAAAAGACAATTGCCTTGCCTCGCATCCTTTCTTTGATTGCATCATAATCCCATTCTTTCTCTTGCTTAGTATTGGGTTTAGATGCTTTGACTGTAAATCCTTTAGCCATGAATTAGAATCACTCCATTCAATGAATATTATATGTCAGTATTTAGTGGGTGTCAATAAGATCCCTCTTTGAGTTCCTTTGAAGGTTGCTCTACTTCCTCATAAGACAAATCATCAGTAGTATAATCTGTCTTCATTACTCCTACAAGATTATTGAGTAACTCCCAGTTGTTTCTAAACTGATCCTCACTCAATGAATGCAATACACAACGATCCTTCAAGTATATGTGAAAAACCTTTGAAGGGGGTAAATTTTTCTGGGGAATTTTTTTCATATACCTTGAACTAACCTCCAATTTCCGTGAGTCAATTTCCATTTTTATATAGAATTGCCATTAACATTGTTCCAAAGAACAGCACAATGGGGACCCTTAATAGTCCAGGAAATCTTATCATCCACCCAACTAAAAGTACCCTCCAGAAATTCCAATAAGGGGTTTCAGAGTGTCTCATAGTATCTGGAAATTTTTTTTATAAAGAGGTTTAGAAAGAGCTCCTGGATGTATCCTTTTGTAGGTTAGGGTAGTTTGCTTTTTTCGAAAGGGGGGGGGGTT